GGCATGGACTCAGTCACGTTAACAAGTTTACTCATGGGCACGATAGGCGAGCGGGCCGCGATGGACTTGATGGCGTTTGTCAAATTGTCTGATCAGTTGCCCACGTTGCAATCGATCAAGGACGACCCGATGAACGCGAAGGTGCCCGACAGTTCGGCAGGTGTATGTATGGTGATCTATCGTACGTTGGCATCTATCGAGCGTGATTGGGTGGACGCATGGATGGATTACTTTGGACGCTTGGACAAAGAAGCACAGGGGTACTTTGCCAATGGCGTACGTAGCCCCAAGTACAACAAGCAGAACATCGTGATGACTAACAAGAAGTTCACGAAGTGGGCGCTTGACAACAACCACATGTTTGGTGGTGACAAGAAATAAGTTAGGCACCGCCTAACAACTTAACCGGAGAACGAAATGCTAATGATTAACAAACAACTTACAGCCGAGCAACGCTTGGAACGTGCGATCGTAGAGATCATGCACAACGACAGATACTTTCCGCTTGCGGGTGTACTGATGATCGGTAGGCGCGAGGTGATCGATGACTTGCCAACTGCCGCGACCAATGGACGTGATGAGTTCTATGGGCGTAAGTTCGTAGAGTCTCTCAATGATGCCGAGTTACGTTTCCTTGTATTGCACGAGTGCTACCACAAGTTGTTCAGACACTTGCTTACATGGCGTCATCTGTACGACGAGAACCCACGTCTGGCAAACATGGCGTGTGACTTTGTGATCAATATCAAGTTAGTAGATGACAACGCGCACGATGGCTTTGCACGTATGCCCATGCGTAATGGTAAACAGATCGGATTGTGTGACCCCAAGTATCGGGACATGGATAGCGCACGTGTATACAACTTACTCAAGGAAGAATCCGAGAGTGGTGATGACGAGGGTGAAGATGAGGGCGAGGGCGATGGTCAAGGTGATGGCCGTGGCCGTGGCAAGTCAGGCACTGGCATCCCACACGACTCCGATGGTGGCTTGGACTCGCACGATTGGGAAGGCGCGAAGGGATTGTCCGACGAAGAGCAGAAGGAATTGGAACGTGACATCGATGAAGCGATACGTCAGGGTGCCTTGGTTGCCGGTAAGACAGGCTCAGGTGGTAACCGCGACTTGGAAGCATTGATGACACCCAAGGTGGATTGGCGCGAAGCATTGCGTGAGTTCATAAACACTACGTGTGCAGGGAGTGATTACTCGACATGGCGTAGGCCCAACCGCAGGTTTGTATCGTCAGGCTATTACATGCCATCAGGTGTGAGCGAACGAGTGGGTGAATTGGTAATCGCTATCGATACATCAGGCTCGATCGGTGGGGCTGAGTTGTCTAAGTTCTTGAGCGAGGTCAAGGGTATCTGCGACACAGTACACCCCGATGCTATCCGCTTACTGTATTGGGACACAGAGGTATGCGCAGACGAGAAGTATGTGGGCGCGGAGATTGACAACTTAACGAGTTCTACCAAGCCCGAGGGTGGGGGTGGCACGATGGTTGAGTGTGTCCCTGCGTACATCACAGAGCACAGCATCAAAGCACAAGCCGTGGTGGTGTTGACCGATGGCTATTTGGGTGGCTCATGGGGTCAGTGGTCTATGCCTGTGTTGTGGTGCATCGTCAATGGTAGTAAAGAGATGGCCGATGTTGGCAAAACAATTCATGTTAACGATTGAAAGGGGAACGAAATGAAATTCAATACATTTGATTCAGTAGCAGAAGTTTACGAGGCGACCAAGCCCGTGATCAGTAAGAACTATACGAAGGAACAGGACATGCGTCCTATCAGCGAGCGTCGCTATGCGTGGAGACGTATTAAGAAGTACGACGACAACTGCTATGCGTTGTTAGATGGTGACTATGGTGCGCGTCATACGAGCGATGACTACGAGAAGGCCATGGCGCCTATCATGTGGACACGTGACCCCGAGAGTGGTGATACGTTTATACGTATTCGCAATGGCACCGCGCCGTCTCCGCATCATGGACGCTATCGGTTTCTACATTACCACTTACCGCAGACAATCAGTTTCCACACTGAGCAGAGTGGGTCGCAGTATGTGCACGTGTGTACAGACAATGCCCTGCGTAACATGTACAAGTCTCGCGAGTGGGAGAAGTTCGAGTTGCCCAAGACTAACTACTCATGGAACCACAACGACAAGCGACCGAATGGCGCGGACGATAACGTGTTCCTGACATTCAAATGCAACGAGGATGGTACGTTCGAGAGGTGGGGTGACAAGATCATTGTGCGTACGCGCAACATTGACATGGACTTGAAGCGCGAGTGGAAGCCACGTCTGCAAGCGTTCTATATGTTCATGGCATCTATCGTACCCATGCTTGAGTTTACATGGGCAACGCACAACGAGTACGTCAATCAGATTGACGAGTGGAAGCAAGACCATGATGCTACGCATGCGTTTGGTACCGCATGGGGTAGGACAACTTTGTATGGCATACCAAAAGATATTGCACGAGACATCGTGACAAACACAGAGCACCCGTTACGCGTAGCAGTAACGGCATTGATAGCACGAGAGACTGAGGGGCATCGGGAGATTAAATCCCAAGAGCAGTTACGTGAGGTACGTAAGAAGTACAACTACGTCATGAATAAATTTTTACACATGCAAGAAACGAAAGAGGTATAACATGTCATACAGCCACATCACAGTAGCACGTATCAATAAAGATACGACAGATTACATCGAGCGGTTCAACACCCGCACCCATATCCCGTCACCCAATGACGCGACCGAAGATACTACTATGCAGATATTCACCAAGAATACAAGGGTGGTCGATGGGATGCACGTCAGTAAGAAGTTAGGCACGTTCTGCGATGCTATCCTCAAGGTCAACCGCCATGTGAAGTTTGGTGTTGCCAAACATACCAAGGGTGAGTTCATACACGGCACCAATCGTCAGGCACTAGCCGAGGTGTGGGTGTACATGCCCGAGCATGAGTACGCCATGATGCGTGTGGGCTTTGCCGACTACGCTGTGAAGGGGAACATGGAAGGTAAGTTCGGTGTGTACTCACGCCTGCTACAGAACAACAAGTTCGACCCGCAACGCGATCAGTTCTACATGGTAACGTCTGATGACTTAGAACGCATCATGAAAACTGTGAAGAAGGTGATGCGTCCATACGCACCGCATGAGGTAGCGAACGTGGTGTTTGAGCCGTACCAAGGCAAGGTGCACACCAATGTATGGACAGCCACGTCCACTGCACGTGAAGCCAAGGATGCCACGATAGGTCTTAACGACTTACGCAATGAGTTGTTTGCACTGTACGACTTGGGCTACGAGTTCGCGTCCGAGACCCTCAAAGACAAAGTAGGTAAGTGGAAGAAGGCTATGACTGAGTTGAACGAGGCCGAGGCCAAGAAACGTAACGCATACTTTGTGAGTGTGATACTACGTGGTGAAGAGTTACTGTGCAACGTGATGACTGTGAATGATGTCAGGAAGATTCACACCATCAACGAGACAAGCATCACGCAAACATTCAAGATGGACGACTTGCCCGAGGACATCGCAGAGAAGGTCGCGACCTTGGGTATGGTAGACAAGGGACACTACGTCGAGGATGTAGGTATGAAGGTATCTGATACTACGTTTTGGATTGATCGCACATGAAAGCGTTTCAAGAAGGCGATACCATCACCGATGCCATACGCATCTTGGTGACACAACCCATAGACCGAAACGACCGCATGCGCGTACTCAATAGGATATGGGAAGTGGACATGCGCAGTGCGTCTTATAAGATGCTAGAGAACATACCGCAGATACACGACGACAGCATCTACCGAGTAAGTGTTTGTCCTGATGGTGTTGATGTTGTTTGTTTCGGAATGGGTGTTGACACCATCCATGATGGGCATTATATTAACGTTGACGTTCTACCCAAATGGGTACAAGAACGCCTTGCTGTATTGATGATGATGACTAGCACCCCTCCAACAGAAGAAGTGGAAGGTGTTGGTCGCAGAATATCTCGTGACGTGTATTGGGTGTACAAGCCCGATGGCGTTATGTGATGTGTTGTTAGGCACCGCCTAACATTGTTTAACTTAGAACGAAGGAAACTAAAATGCGTAAGAAGAAATCTGTGTCGCAACGTGTGCGCACCCTGATCGAGCAAGGTCACAGTAACAAAGATATTGTGGCTCAACTCAAATGCAAACCACAGGTGGTGTACAACGTACGCTATCAAATCAACAAGTCCAAGGGGCTTGGTGCCCTGAGTCAACAGGGAACTGGCATCTCTGCGCCCCCGCTTGCAGTGTGGACTTCCCCCTCAATCACACCTAACACGACACCAATCAAGGCAGGTGAGTGGGTAGACCTGCCAATCACCATGATCGAGAAGCCAACATTGTGGCAACGTGTCAAGGGGTGGTTCAGTGGCACAAACGCCTGAGTCAAAGGTCAAGGCTAAAGTAGTAGCCCAACTTAAAACATTGGGTGCCTATTATTTCTACCCCGTCACAGGGGGATATGGTGGTAGCGGGGTGCCCGACATTGTCGGGTGTCTCCGTGGTACGTTCTTTGCGATTGAGTGCAAGGCAGGGAACAACAAGCCAACCCCATTACAACAAAAGAACATTGACGCTATCACTAAGCAAGGGGGCTTGGTGTGGGTAGTCAATGAAGAAAACCTAAACGAAGTAACGAAAGTATTAGAGGCAATACCATGAACGAACAACGACTAACTCCATTTGATACAGGCAAGATCAAGATCGGTGTGCATTACGAACGCAAGCAGCAACAGCAAGATGGCGGTGTGTTTGCTGAGATGTTACAGAGCGCATTGATCGACCCGCCTAAACCTTGGTTTGACCGCATCCTGCACCGACTCAGAGTCAGACACTTTACGAATGTATGAGAATGACTGTGACCAAAAAGGTGCGAGTCACCCTGCGCGAAATAACTGACGGCCTAACCTTAGAAGAACTTGCTGAGGTGTCAGGCTGTACACGAACCAACGTCAGAAAAGTTTTAAAGAACATGCCTGACGTATACATTGACAGATGGGAGCCCGCGCCACGTAAGCAGTACAAGGCTGTGTGGTGCGTTGTTATCCCGCCAACCGATTGTCCAAGACCTGATGGAGCACCCAATGAACGATGAGCGCATGCGCGTAGCCACAGAAGCCGTTGACGAACAAGTCAACTGGCCTTTCCCAAACAAGTTGTTAGGCACGCAACCGCTTGACAAGTTACCTTTCAATCCTGATAACGAGGAGGACGCACCGCTATGAACGACTGTCCAAACTGTGAGTATCACAGGCAACGAGCACAACGATGGCGCGAGGAAGCCTACAGACAAGCAGGGCATCCGTTGCCTGAGCGTGGGTGGGTAGGGCTGACGGAGGAGGACAAACAAAAATTAGCCGCAGAGCAACACGATTGGGAAGGTTTATGTTCTGCGGTTGAAGCCAAACTCAAGGAGAGAAATTATGGTTGAACTAAACATTTGGGAAAAGGCCATGGGGTGGCGTAAGCGTCAGATGATTCAAGCTGACCTTGCACGTGACCACACCAACGTACGCAATGCTACGCTAGAAGAAGTAGCCAAAGAGATCGAGAAGATGAAAGCATTTGGCCCTGACACCATAGCAAGTTTTGCTGTACACATAAGGAGCATGAAACGTGAGTGGTTTCGTTAAACGACAACTTAGTATTGGCGGTGACCGACAGCCCCTACACCAATACAAGTTATGTAGTAAGTGTGAAGAGGCGAAGCCCCCGGAAGGTGGCGTACAGATGAGTCCTAACAGATGGCACTGCGCCCTTTGTTGGACTAAGCGGGTAACAATTCATAAACTAAATGGAGAACGAAGATGATATTGAACGATGTACAAATGCACGAAGCCACTGCGATACTGCGCGGTGCGTGGAAGCAAACAACTGAACACAAGGGTGGCTACTGTGCCGTGTGCGATAGGTGGGGCAAGATCAATACCCTGCCGTTGACAGGGAGCATGGTCAAGGCATTGATGTGGTTGCACCGAGAGCATGCCTCATCGGGCGAGATGTGGATAAACATACCCGAACGTGCCCCACGCTACGTCATGCGTTCTTATGCTATCTCTACGCTAAAGCATTGGAATCTGGTGGCACAAAGATACGCACCGCCCCCGACTAAGGAAGAGATCAAGGCAGGTGCACCGCGCAAGACTAAGACGTCAGGCATGTGGCAGATCACAGCGCATGGTATTGACTTTCTGAATGAAGCGGTCAGGGTGCCTAAGAAGTTGTTTGTCTATAACGATACCCGAGTGGGCGCAAGCGATGACCTTGTCACGGCACGTGAGTGCTTTGAAGAAGAGTTCAACTACGACGAGATGATGGCAAGCACGTACGCCCACAAGGGTGACATACAACTAGACGATGGAGACGAAGATGAACCTAATCACGATTGACTTTGAAACTTATTACGACAGGGAGTTCTCACTCTCGAAGATTACAACAGAGGAATATGTACGTAGTGATATGTTCGAAGTCATTGGTGTTGGCGTAAAAGTCAACAGCGACGAAACTGTATGGGCAAGTGGCACACATGAACAAATCAGGGATTGGTTACAGAAGTCATTCAACTGGGCAGACTCGATGGTCTTGGCTCACAACACACTGTTCGATGGTGCTATTCTTAACTGGCGCTTTGGTATTTATCCTCGTGTTTGGCTTGATACTCTGTGCATGGGGCGTGCTCTACATGGTGTGGAGGTGGGCGGTTCACTCAAGGCGTTGGCAGAGAGGTACAAGTTGGGCGAGAAGGGCACTGAAGTTGTAAACGCCCTTGGTAAACACCGCACCAATTTCACCGAAGAGGAACTGTCTCGCTATGGTGATTACTGCATCAACGATGTGGAGTTAACGTATGCGCTGTTTAACAAGATGGCACGTAAGTTTCCCAAGCAAGAGTTAAAGATCATTGACTTGACACTGCGCATGTTCATCGAGCCACGGCTTGAGTTAGACCTTGAGATGCTTGAGCAACATTTGGTTGAGACCAAGGCGCGTAAGGAAGAATTGCTTGAGAGTAGCGGGGTAGACAAGGCTGAACTCATGTCCAATGACAAGTTTGGGGAACTGCTCAAATCATTTGGCGTTGAGCCCCCCATGAAGATTAGCGCAAAGACAGGCAAACACGCGTGGGCGTTCGCTAAGACAGACGAAGAATTCAAGGCGTTGGCTGACCATCCCGATGTCAGGGTGCAAGCATTGGTTGCCGCACGTCTTGGCACCAAGAGCACGCTAGAAGAAACACGCACACAGCGGTTCATTGACATCGCCAAGCGTGGCAGTCTGCCGGTGCCGATCAGATACTATGCCGCGCACACTGGCAGGTTCGGTGGCGACGACAAGATCAACATGCAGAACTTGCCGAGCCGTGGGGCGAATGGTAACAAGTTAAAGAAGGCGATCATTGCACCCGAGGGCTACACAATCATTGACGCTGACTCTGCGCAGATCGAGGCGCGTGTGTTGGCTTGGCTGTCAGGGCAGACCGACTTGGTCACAGCGTTCGCTGAAGGTAAAGACGTTTACAAGAAGATGGCGTCTGCGATCTACGGCAAGCCTGAGTTTGAGATCACAAAGGATGAGCGGTTCGTGGGTAAGACTACGATTCTTGGTGCGGGTTACGGCATGGGTGCGGTCAAGTTCCAAGCCCAACTGAAAACCATGGGTGCCGAGGTGGAGATAGAAGAGTCCCGACGCATCATTGATATTTATCGCAGGACAAACGATGCCGTGGTACGTCTATGGCGACAGGCTCAGAACGCACTTGTGAACTTGTCAAGGGGTGATTCATCTCCGCTTGGCCGGGCTGGTGTGCTTGAGTTGGTTCCTGCTGAGAGTGCAATCCGCTTGCCGAGCGGTCTGCTGATGCGGTATGACGACCTGCGGTTCACCGAGACAGACAAGGGGGTGGAGTTCCACTACCAAACCCGCAAGGGTCGCACCCGTATTTATGGTGGAAAAGTTATTGAGAACGTGTGCCAAGCCATTGCTAGGTGTATCATTGCAGAGCAGATGTTACGTATTGGTAAGCGATTCAAGGTTGTGCTGACTGTGCATGACGCCATCGCCATTGTGGTACGTAACGTTGAGGTCGAGGAAGCCAAGTTGTATGTAGAAGATTGCATGCGGTGGGTTCCTCAATGGGCTACTGGGCTGCCCGTTAATTGTGAGTCAGGCTATGGCAAGTCATACGGAGATTGCTGATGAACGAACTACGAAACCCCATGCGGGTGTTCACGAACGCTGAGTGTAAGGAAATCATTACAGCGTTCAACAAGAGCAAGAAGATTGATGAGAAGATCAGGTCAAGTTACAAGAACAGTTTTGGGGTGTACAACCTTGCGCCTACCTTGGCGTACGCTGATCGGATAACTGACTTGGTCAAGAAGCAGTATCCCAACATCAAGTTTGCTAACACATACACGCGCAGTTATCACCAACTAGGCAGTCTGAAGATTCACACCGACAGAGATGGCCTAGACGTGACGCTGTCTGCATGCTTGCAGGATGACGACAAACTGCAATGGCCGCTGCGCATCAGTTCCAAGACAACTGATATGAAGTTATCAGATGATGAGTACAAGGCCGACTACACCGATGTGTTTATGGACGCAGGGTATGGCGCGGTCATGGAGGGGCGCAAGTATCCGCACTGGCGAGAGCCACTTGACTGCGGTGATGAGCAACGCGCATTGTTTGTTTTCTATCATTGGACTTACGTATGACATTACCCGCATGGTCGTTCTCGTCGATTAAGACATTTGAGCAGTGCCCTAAGAAGTATTACCACTTGAAGGTGGCCAAGGACTTCAAGGAACAAGAGACAGAGGCGATGCACTATGGAACACGTTTCCACGAAGCGGCTGAGTTCTACATCAAAGACGGCACCCCCTTACCCGAGGCGTTCAAGTTCGCGAAGGGGGCGCTGGACAATCTTAACCAACTACATGGTGAGAAGTTATGTGAGTTTGAGATGGGACTCACCGAGAACCTTGAGCCGTGTGATTTCAAAGCCCCGAACGTATGGTGGCGAGGCATTGCTGACCTGATCATCCTTGACCGAGAGAAGGGTGAGGCGCGGGTGCTAGACTACAAAACAGGTAAGTCTGACAAGTACGCTGACAAGGGGCAACTTGAACTTATGGCCTTGGCTATATTTAAGTTCTTTCCTGAGATTACGCGGGTACGTGCAGGGTTGCTGTTCGTCATTGCGCGGTCATTCCCCAAGGCAAGTTACTCTAAAGATGACGAGCCGGTCTTGTGGCAGAAGTGGCTTAGGGATTATGATCGGATGAAGTTTGCGTACACCAGTAATGTGTGGAACCCGCGCCCATCAGGGCTGTGTAAGAAGCACTGTGTGGTGTTAAGTTGTTCACATAACGGGAGGGCATGATGCCATATACCAAATCACCTAGACCTTACAAACACGAGTACGAAAAGCAAAAAGCGCGGGGCGAACTCGACGAGCGGATGGAACGCCAACGTGCGCGAAGAAAGATGGATGCCAGTTCCCCCGACAAGAACGGGAACGGCAAGGCCGACAAGCGCGAAGGCAAGGACATTGACCACGTCAAGATGCTGTCAAAAGGTGGCTCCAACAAGACGGGCTTGCGTCTGTTGACACCCGCAAAGAACCGCGCACGTAATGGGCACAGCGTTCGAGAAGCGGGTGGTAAGAAGCCGTGACCATACCCCTGATCACAATCAAACTTCCTGATGCCGTGTTGTATGGGGACTTTCTAACTCCCAACGAATGCGCGGAGTTAATAGCACACGTTGAAGGCGACATGCAAGCCTCGAAGATGGTTGATCGCGCAACGGGTAAACCCATGTTAGGGACAGGTCGGACAAGTTCAACCATGTTCCTCAAGCGTGGGCAAAGTGATCTTGTCATGCGTATTGAAAGACGTATCAGTGACTTGGTCGGATTGCCCGTAGAGCATGGCGAAGGCATGCAGATTCTGCGCTACGACGTGGGACAAGAGTATCGTAAGCACTACGACTACTTCAGCCCTGAGCGTGAGAAAACACCCCATCACATCAAACGTGGTGGTCAACGTATTGCTACGTTTTTAATGTACTTGAATACACCGGAAGGTGGTGGTGAAACAACGTTCCCACATGCGGGTATATCCGTACGTGCGAATGAAGGTAACGCCCTGCTTTTCCGCTACGATACACCAACCCCTGACACAAAAACATTACACTGCGGTGAACCTGTTACGAGTGGCGTGAAGTGGGTAGCAACAAAATGGTTGCGACAAACAAAGTTTGCTTGACGGCAATTCAATGTTGAGTTAAATTGGAATTTAATAGAACGGCAGTAAGGTGTGAGTGTGCCGTTCGGGGTGTTTCTAGTTGATTGTTTTCAACCCTTTAACCGCACCAGTCAGCATGCGCAAACACTTTCGAGCGTAGGAACTGACAAGAGGAAGTTGGTACATCGAGCAGATTGGAGACCCCATTCTGCTCGATATGCTTTATAAAAAATAAGTGAGAACGAATTGGAAATCATAGATAACAAGGCATTATTGTTGACACTGCGCAACCCGCAACGTGTCACCACAGTCATTCCGAAAAGCAAAGAACTATCCAACAATCAAGTTGTTGTCAAGTGGGGTTTAGACGAAGCCCAAGTTCTGCGCAACCTCAAGATCAAAGGGGTGCCTAGTCCCATCTTGGGACAGTACAACTGGCCGGGTCAGTACAAACCCTTTGAACACCAAAAAACAACATCGGCTTTCCTCACTCTCAACAAACGTGCGTTCTGCCTAAACGAGCAGGGTACAGGCAAGACAGGCTCAGTCATTTGGGCGGCAGACTATCTGCTTAAGCAAAAGCGTATTCGACGTGTGCTAGTGATTTGCCCCTTGTCAATCATGGACTCCGCATGGAGAGCCGACCTATTTAAGTTTGCCATGCACCGCTCGGTGGACATTGCTTATGGCGCAAAGAACAAACGTCAAGCCATCATTAACGGCGCATCAGAATTTGTAATCATCAATTACGATGGTGTTGAGATTGTGGCCGATGACATATCACGGGGCGGGTTTGACCTGATTGTTGTAGATGAGGCTAATGCTTATAAGAACAGCATGACGAAGCGGTG